TTTACAAATTCATCCGCTCCACTTTGTTTAATAATAAACCCATCATTAGTAAAACCACCTAATGATTTAGATGAACTATACCAAGTTTTTATAGTATTAGTTACATCTATGTCTAAATCTTTACTACTATTATAATTATAAACTTTAGATTGGGTAACATTTAAACCTAAAGAAGAACCAGTATACCAAGTACCTCCCCCGGCTACACTACTATAAGAAGCAGTAACATAAGAAGAAAAGCTAGAAGTGGCCCAAGCGTTTGACCCAGAATATGTTCTATAAACCCAACTACATCCATTATCTACCTCAGGATTATCATTAAATTTACCGGTTCCCATCCCCCAAGATCCTGATATGGGGTAGACTTCTAATGTAGTATCTAGATTAAGATTTTCAATATTAGAGATATAATTTTTTAAATTAACTTTAAAAGAAGAAGTACCAATTTTATTATCAATAATAGAGTTAATTTCTTCTTGAGAAAATTGAACTAAATATCTACTAACATGAGCAGTACCTGTTGAAAAGTCAGCTATAGCTTCTATAATAGAGTCTAACCCTGTGTTTTTAGCAGGATATCTTGAATATATAGTTGTATCTTTTGTTGGGAAAATTTTATATACTGCCATAATTATAAAGTTTTAACTCTACCTCTAATATCAACATCTGGGTATTTGATTTCGAAAATAGAAGGATCTAGTGAAGGATATATAACATTATTTAATGTGGCTCCATTTATATCATAAGCATATTGAGAGTATCCACTAGCTACACCACTTTTGTTAGATATTTTTACACTGTCAACAGTTTGAACTCCTTTAACTCTATCTAAAAGAATATATATTTCTCTTAATAAAATTGGTTGATTAATTTGTTGATTATCTATATTAAAATAATTTTGTAAAGCTAATATACAGTCTGTTAAAACTTGATTACTATTAAAATTAGGTAATACTATAATATCAAAATCAACACCTACATTAATTATAAAAGCATCTCTAATTTTAATAGAATCATTAATAGTTCTATACTGAGAAAGGTAGGTTGAGAGATTTTGTTTTAGGGTAGAAGAGGCTGTAATTAATTGTCTATTAGCGTTATAACTTAAAACATATAAGTCTAAAGCTGAGGGAGATTCACCGGGGAGGAGATTTTCTAATTTTTCAGATTCGATATAAGCCTTAGCTATAGTCCCATATTGAGAAGGTAAACTTAAAGATCTAACTAAGTAGTCTTCTTGAGTTATAGTTCTTAATTGAGCTCCAAAATTACCTAAAGTATTATTTCTTATTTCTTCTATATTATCTCCATCATCTCCCCCAGTAGCAGCTGTAGGATTTAACACTAATACAGAGTCAAATATATTTTGAGCTAAGTTAGAAGTATTATCCAAATTAGAATTTTGAAATTTTATATCAGCACTTACAATACTATTAATAACATTTGATTCAACATTAGCTGTTACCCCTCCTCCCACTAAATAAGTTACTGTTAATGTTGTATTAGAAGGAGCTATACCATAAGTATTACTATATAAAAAATTAGAAGGATTAAAAGCTGTTGTTAATTTTTCTTGAGATGAAGGTAAACCAATTCCAACATTATCCGGATTAGGTATTATAACTTCATTTATATTGTTTTGATTAGTTCCTGCTCCAAATTGTATATCTAATTGAGTTTTAGATTTAAACCTAGTGACAAATCTTCTTGGTACTTTTTTTAAATTTAAAATATAAGGTACCTCATTAGAATCAGATTGGGCATTAGGATCAGGACCAAAAGGATTTTTATTTTTAATAGGCTCAAATATAGTTTCTTGAGCTAAATAAGGGACTTCAGTCCACTCATTACCATCACTATCTATAATACTAGATATTCCAACTATATTAGCCTCATTAATAGTAACTGTTGGATATCTTTGAACATTAGTAAAGGTAAATGTTGTAGTTTTAGGTGTAGCTGAGATTGCTTTTCGTGTTTTCTTTAAAAGAAAAGAGGAAGGGTTAGAACCATCTACCTCATAAATAGTAACTTCTGTAGGGTCTAATGATGAAGAAAATGAAAAATCTATAGGATCTTGAATTAAGAATCTAGTTGAGTTTCCTGTGTTAGATCCTACAATAGTATTATTAGTTATTAATAAAGCATAATCATAATCAGGTACGTAAACCCCACCAACATTTTTAGCAGGAACTTTTTGATAGATGTCTATATCAACAATAGCTACACCTGTGGCTTTAGGTTTATAACCCATCATATAAGCTAAGTCATATAAATTGGGTTCTTGACGAGCATATTGTAAAAAAGTCTCTTGAATTTGGTTATCTAAATAAAAAGATAAAACATCCCCAACATATGAAGCCATTTCAATAAACATTGATCCTGGGGAGTTAGGTCCAAAATCATTGTAAGTAGTTGGGAAATAGGTTTTTGAAAATTCGATAAGAGAAGATCTTAAAGAATCAAAATCCCTATTAATATATTTTATATCTCTATTTGTTTTAGTATCAGCCATTATTATGGATTAAAATTTATAGCTAAAGTGTCTGTCTCATTATTGAAAACAGAATAAGTTATAATTATAGTTAAAGTATTATTATCAGGAGATCCTAATACCTCAACTTTTTTTAAATTAACTTGAGGGAATTGAGAAGCTAGTTCTCTTTTTATAACATCTTCAACATTAGAAAATGTATTTGTAGATAATTGTTCAAATAAAAAATTTTTTAATCCTCCTCCATAATTAGGATTTAGAGGACGCTCACCTTTATTAGTTGAAAGATAAACTATTATATTTGATTTTACCTGATCCCTTGTAGTGTAATTTAATTTAAAAGGTATAGATCCGGAAGTAGCTGAGTTTGAGAAGGGAAAAGCCAAACCAACAGCATTTCTTGGTTGTAAATCAATAGGAAATATGTTAGTTTGTTTTATAGCCATTATCTATTCATTAAACTCATTATTTGATTCATACTTAATTCGCCTGAAGGGAGGTCAGATCCAGGCATAGCTCCTCTAGGATTAAACTCAGCTACATTTTGGGTTGTAAAAGTAGCGGCTGTCTCACCTAAGATATTTCTATATTGTTCTCTTTTTTGTTCCATAGTTAAAGAAGGAGCAGAAGAATAAGGTTGAGGAGAAGGGGTGTATTCAGAAACTACTTGTTTAGGAGCTTTAACAGCTTCTAGTAAAATTTCTCTTAACTCTTCTCTAATAACTTCTCTAACAGCTTCTTTAATTATAGATTTAAAAGTATTAGTCTTCATTGTTTATAAATATTTATTTAATTTGCTTTTAAATTATCTCTATCAATTACAAGTTTTAATTCTTGAATTAAAATTTCAGGTCTTGTTGTAAAAGATAGTTCAGTTTGAAGAAGAACAATACCATCTTTATTTAAAGCATTGGCTCGTTTTCTACTAACTGTTGGGGTGAATGGAACTTCTTCTATTTCAAAAATAAATCCTTTATAAGGAACACCTAAAACACTTTCAGTAGATTCTTGAATTGAGGTTTCAATAAATGCTATAACTTCAGGATCTAAAGGAGTTAGTTTAGGTTTTTTTTCTTCTGGGAGGGATTTAAAGCAGTTTAGTAAGCTAACGTCTAAAGCTTCTAAAGAGCATATAAGGATTCTTAAAGCGTTTGAAAATAAAATTAATGTCACATTTAAAGAATTTAAACCATTATATACATTTATTACTCGGGGTTCACCATCTTTTTTAAATCTTAATTTATTGATAATATCTTCCGCTTTATCTACAACTGCTCCTACTTTATCTGGGAGAGGGATTGGAGAAATAATTCTAGCTGTGTTAAGGGAACCTATTATAGCTTGAGACACCCCAATTATTAAAAGGGTTCCATTAACAATTTGTAAGGTTATACCAACAGTATTTGATATATTATTTATTCTAGCATAAATTCTATTAACTTGTGCTACTAAGTTATTTCTTGTGGTAGTTATTTGTTGAAGTTCTTGATAAGAAGGACAAACATCAGAAAATCTATCTATTAATTTATCAATTTTCTTTTTATATATTTGTTGGATATTTTCATATTTTTCAGCTACATATTGGGACAATTTTTGTAAAACTTCTAAATTAGGTAATAAACTTAGGACAGATCCTAAGTCATCTTTAGGGGGGGATTTACAAAAATCAGCCATTATATAGTAAAATTATATTTAGATTTAGATTGAGTCTCTAAAGTACTTTTAATAGTATTTAAACTTCCTACAATTGAGGTACTAGCTAAAGGGGTAGAACCAACTTTAGCATTAGGTGGTTCATTACCATAAATAGTAAAAAATTGGGTTAATGTGTCTATTAGAGCTGAGAGTTGAGCTATAGTTATGTTACCTTTTAATATAGGTTCGGTAGCTGTTTTATTACCTAAATAAATTTGGTTACTATTAATTATAAAATCTTTAGTGTCTATATTAACAGAATTTATAGAATTAAAATTTATTGATTTTTTAGATGAAAAAAGAATATCATTATCAATTGTGTTAAATAATAACCTACCAGAATTTAATATAATTTGATTTTTATCATATTCTTTTGGAGATATAGGTTGTTCAGTATAACTATTATAATTTTTACTTGATATCTCTATATTTACCTTCTGGTTGGAAGTTAAATAGATAGAAGATTGGTCTTTATTTATATCTTCAGTTATTGGTATCCAACTATCACTTGAAATATTACTAGGTTGACCATTTCTAATTATAATACTAGGATTATTAGTATTATTATTAATATAACTTCCTAATCTAATTGAATTACCCCATCTTCTTTCTAACAAATTATCCCCAGAAAAGGGTTTTAAAGGATGAGTATTTATTTGCTCATTAAACCCAGGTCCTAAATTAATATCTGTTGATTCATCATTAACTCTTCTTACGTCTCTTGAAGATCCATCAATAGCATCTTCATAGTCTGAAGAGGTATTGTCTTTAGGTTGTTTAGTCGAGTCAGGGACAGCGTTATGATGTTGGCTATTCCATACATTTATGGGGGGTAGATAGTAAGCTGTGGTTAGACTAGTGTTGGTTTGAGAGTCCCAGGCTGCTAAAAATATAATAGGAACTAACTCGTTTATTAAGGGATAAAATTTATAATTAGAAAATAAAGGTGTGGCTGTATTATTAGTATCAACAGCAAAAGGAAATTGAACACTATCAAAAAAAACAGTTCCAATACTATTCCATTCTCCATATTCAGAGAATTTTGGATGAGTATCATCTAAAATAATATCAAGTACACGAGCATAAAGTATTTCTTTTCCCTTAATAGGAGTTGGGGTAGGGTTACTCCCCATATTTTTAGTTAAGGTAGAAATACCTTGATATATCTTAGGCATTATTTTTTACCTTTATCTTCGTTATATTTTTTTACTTCATCTAATAACTGTTGTTTTTCAGCTTCTGTCATTCCAAATACCTCTCCTCCTTCTTCAGCTTGCATGGCTCGTTGAACAATTGTAGCCATTTTAATTAAAGCCTCATCATTTTTAACTCCTATTTCAAGATATTCCTTTATTAAAGGAACTATAAGAGTAGCATCCCCAATTTCTTGAACCATTGGTTTAAGTTCATGGATTAAAATGGAAATTTGCTCTTCTTTTTTTTTCTGGTTGTTATAAATTTCTTCTAAAAGGTTAGAGAAAGTTACCTTTCCAAATATTTTTTTATCAAATTTACCCATGATTATAAATATATCTTGGTTAAAAATTGGTATATCCGTTATCTAAATAAAAAAGATATTGTTCTTTATATATTTCGCCTAAACGATCTGCGACACGTGTTATATGTGGGGTTTTAACATCTATCATTTCTTTAATATAGATGTAAAGGGCTTTTTTATTAAAAATATCTATACCTTCTCTTCTTCTAAATACCTCTAATATAGCATCAGCTACTTGGGCATCTTTATCTTTAGGAAAGAGTTCATAAATATTATCAGAGCAATACTCCACATATTGGTCTATAAAATCTGATATAGCATCTGTTTGATTAAGAGGAGTATCTAATTCATAAGAGTGGTTAAGATCCTTATATAATTCTTCAACTGGGGCTTTATCTATTCTTTTTTTATAATTTTTAGTGTTTTGAATTATAAGATATCTCTTAACTATTGTCCCAAAATATGAATAGGCTTTAGCTCCTTTACTAGGATCAAAAAGATGAATTTTTTGGAGGAGAAAA